TAAAATCAGATCCAACATCAATTACTATGTTACTAACATATGCTGCCATTGAATGTAAATATACTACTTTCTAATATATTTATCATTTAGATAATATTAATTTCTTTAATAAATCTTTTATTTCGTCAATATCATTTTTAATCTTTATTACATCTTCTTCTATTTGTTTTGATTTTCCAATTTCTTTCATTTTATCTTCTTTTGCTTTTAGATATTTTTGATAGTCAAGACTTGAGCAATTAATAATTGCATTAGTTTTTTCGTCCCTAAACAAAAAATTATGATCTTTTACTGGTATCATGATTTTGATGCAATAACTCTCAAATCTTTAATTCTTGGATATAATGCTTGATTTGTTCCAGACATTAAAATTTTAATTTGAAAACCATTAAATAATGGAAGATTATCTGCACTAAATTCATAACTTCCAAAATCTGAAATATTCGTGGAAGGAATTACAAATTTGTCAGATCTTCCGCTGTTATTTTTTGGATCAATTACAAAATCATTATTGTCTAAATTATCATATCCGGGAAATAAATCAAAAAGTTGTTGTTGGGATGCAGAATCTGATCTTAACAATCTATACATAACTCTTATGTCGCTTGTATTATCTCTATAAGCATCAAATAAAACTTTTAGGCTATCAGATGATTGTTTTAGATTGATTGTTTTAGAAACATAGATTGCAGCGTGAGGGTCATCAAATAAACTATTTACTCTTGAATCTGTAGCATAATTTGTGACTGGTTTATTCAATCTAGTCATCACAGTAATCACATTAACTCTATCAAGATCGATCATTGGTGATACTTTTGGGTCACCAGTAGAAAATTGAAGTTCAAGTGTAAATGATTTACTTCCAGGATAACTAGAAAGATATTCTAATTCATTTACTCTTGATGCAATAATTCTTGGGGACGATAATACATAATCAGATGTCAAAGAAACATCTTCAAAACCTTGATCGACATATGGTATTGCATTTCCACCAACACTATTTCCAGAAAATGTCCTAATTTTACAACTTATTGATGTTGTAGAAGGCATTAATGTTTGAATATTTGGTTTTATTATGTTAAAAGAAATGTTTTGTGTTGCTTTTGGTCCTTTAAAGTTTGAAGTGGTAGGAATAATGGATTGATATGATCCTCCAGATTTTGATTCATTAAAATATAAGGATGGGTATCCACCAGGGTTTCCGTTGCTTCTATTTAATCCATCTGCACTTGGGTCTAATACAATTGTATACTCATCTAGATCTATAGGATCTGAACCAGAAATACTATGTGTTTTATTAATTCTTTTTAAAGAAACACCATTTAATTCATATTTTGATACAATTTCATTCGCAACATACGAACCAGATACTGGACCTCTTATTATACCCGTTAATGTTTTTGTGGATTCATTTACACCAGTATATCCAATAATTTCTTCTTTGATTGAAATATACCCCGTATTTGCAGCACCAACAGGATAATTTTCAAAATTATTAAAGACACTAACATCAGACAATACCATCGCATCAGTTGAAGATGAATTATAATCAGATGCCAATCTTACAGGAGAAACGTCAGATTCAATACCACTTAATGTGACTTTATTTTGGAATGAGTACATTCCGTGATTATTGTGATTTACTTTGAATTTTAATCCAGTCGAAATTGAATTTGATGATGTTGCATTTCCATTAACTATTGTTGTAATTCCTACTGTTGTAGTATATTGAATATATTTTGTAGCATCACTAGTGTCAAGTGTTCCTTGAATATTTCCAATTATTAGAGCATTTACTGAAGTGATAATTCCAGCATTATTTGGAACTGATAATAGAAGATTTTTTCCCAACCCTCCAGTATTTGTTGAAACAATGCTAAGCACATCTCCAATTCCGTAACCAATACCAGAAACAGTAACTGTTGCTGCAATTGCAACACCTCCACTAACTGATAAATTTGCTTTTGCGCCTATACCATTTCCGGTTATAGTAGTCAAATCGACATTTGAATATGTTATTGGACCATTTGTGTATCCAATTCCGGGATTTGTAATCGTCAACGTTCCTGTTGATCCGGTAGAAATTCCACCCAATACACTTATTAAGTTTGAAGAAAAATTAGAATTATTTTTTTGTGTAATTTTGGTTCCTTTTACTAATAAATTTTGATCTGCACTACTAATGCTTGTTCCAATACCGACCAATGTACTATTTGCAAACATTTGAATTGGATTTTGTCTTAAAGAAACAATTTGATTATTTCCTATATCCAAAATTGGATTATAAAATCTTATATTTGAAGAACTTGTTGTAAAATTTGCACGATATAATGTAAATTTCAAATCTTCATATTGACTTGGGTCCCAAGTAGCTCCATTTTGTGATTTAAATAATGATCCTAAAAGTGGTTGCTGCGAAACAATAACTCTTTCTGATTCTGGTTTAAGAAGAGTAGATATATCTGGTTCCCCCATTCTTGAAATCCAAACAGTATATTGGTCAGATGCAGAAAGCAAAACGAGCGAATATGCATTTGCAGTTTCAAGATATACTGGTGACGGAAAAGTAAAGGTTGTTGGTATTGATCCATCTTCTGAAATTAATATTTCATTTGGTTCCAATACAACTTCTCCAAATGGAAGAATTGTTTGTGTTGGTAAACCAGTTGTCATCGTTCTTACTTGAAGAGTTACTGGAATATTATTTGTTGATTTTGATTTAAAGAATATATCACATTTTGTAATATATACACCATTCGAATCAGCAACTTCAAATGATTGTGCTAATGGGTCTACCCATCTAGTATTTGTTACTGTCCTATTTGTAAATGAGGTATCTGCAACAATTCTTGTATCTGTTTCTGTAGTTTCTCGGTTGTCTGTTCTCACATTTCTTGAAATGTCTGCATTTCTAATTCTTAATGTTGTTGCTTCAACATTATCTAAAGTACCACTAGATGCAAAATTAGCTTCAGCAGAACTATCAGTAAATCCAGATATTGTGCTGTTTACCTCACTTGTTGTTAACTTGAGTGTTTTTGTTCCAGTTCTAAATGTTGGTGTTGATGGAATTGTTGGATCGGGAATAAACAATGATGCTATAAGTGTACCACTATTATCACTAATTAATCTTAAATCTTTTACATTACATATTGCACCACTAGTTTGTCCAACAAGACGCATTCCGGACACAATTTGCCCATAAAAACCAGAAGAAGATTGAATTTCCAGACTTGCAGTATCAATATTTAAAATTGAAGTTGTTGAGGAATATTGCGAAGAAAGTGAATTTGATGGATTATATGGATCTACTGCATATGTTTGTGTTGGCAAATTATATGGACCATATTTGTGATTTTGAGTTGCTACCCTAAATCTTATTGTTTTTGATCCAAGAGAACCAACAACAACTTCACCAACCGAAAATGACCCATTCGTCATAGTAACTTCCAAAAGTTTAGGAGTTACATACGATGTCATATTAATATTATCAAAAAATGCATAAATTCTAGTATTTGGTTTTAATCTTCTTGCAATAATTTCAATATTTCTTGATCTCATAAATGACAAAACTTCCCTAGATACAACTCTATCTCCTAGATTTGTTGTATCAAATCTTTGCGAAACGCCAAATTGTATTCCTTGCCTACTTTGATTGGTAGTAGTTGTAGTTGTTTCATTTGAGAAATTGGTAAAACTATCTTGGAATGTTTGTGCTGTGGTAATTGGGATTCCAAAGTTTTGGCCATCATCTGTAAATCCACCACTTTGAAATGAGGATTCGGAAAGAAAAGAACTTCCATTTTGAATACTAGCAATTTGTTGCCTTCCGCTCGTTTGTGTACCGGTCCAATTTGTTTCCCAAGATCCCCAATCAGTTGGAGACAAACCAGTGTTTGTATCAACGCCCAATTGTTGAATAAAAGAATTATAACTACCTTCTATATCTGCTGTTCTTTGTGAATTTCTCGTTTCTATCCACGTATCTGATGATGGATTTAATTCAATTGCACCAATCCAATTAATAACATTAAATGGATTTACATTTTCGATTCTTGTGGCAAATTTATTTTTTACATATTCTACATCTGAATAATTTAGACATACAATATCTCCAACTCTTTTAATATTTGGGGATCCCAAATCACTCACAAATCTTAAATCCGCATCTGCATTGGATTGAGTGCCAATACCAATTACAGAATCTGATCCGATCAAAAGATCAATACTTGTCGTGTACGGTTGTGGATTCAATTCACCAACAGCAACATCTACACTTGCTCTATATGCTGGATTGGAAATATCACCACCATTATATGATTTAAAATTATCTACAAAAAAACCACATTTAAATCTATCAAGTTGTGTTGTTTTATCTCTGATTGTAAGATTTTGTGTATCACTTTCAAGAAGAGATAGCGAAGTGTAGTATTCCACATTTGACAATCTTTGATCCAAACTTGAAATATCTTTCATTCTGTATCTTTTGTGAGATACTAAATTGGTTTTAACACTAGACACATTGTGCAAATATGCAGGTAAATAAATTGTACCAATTTCTAAAGAAGAATCTAAATTATTTGGAATTTGTGGCGTCAAAGAAGGAACACCTTTATTGACTATAAAAGAACCATCTTTATCCAAAAAGATTTTATCAATTCTTGGCAAATAATAATCATAAGAAAGATTAATATTTTTGGATTTTGCAAAAATATTAGTGGATGAACTTGTGGTTGAATCGAATATTCGTGAAGAAAACTCAAATGGTGATGTTGAAGAACCACTAAATGGTGTCACTCTTGGCCTACAATCAATTATATCAGAAAGTCTGATACCATCGACCGACTTTAGTTTTCCGTATATGTCTTTGTCGTAAGAATTTACTCCAACAAAATCTCCGGTATCAGAAGAATTTATTGTAAAATGATTATAAATGATTTTAATTTTTTTTATCGGACCTGAAAATTGTGGTTTTCTAATGATTTTAGAAAAATCCAGATAATCTGACCTTTGTCCAGAATCAAAAATATAATTATTTTTAATATTTTTATCTCCGGGAAATGCAAACAATACATTTGCTTGTATATTAGATTCTTGGAAACTTATAGATTCGTTTGTGGCAAATATATTTTCATTTTGATAAACAATATCTACTTGATTTATTCCATTTGAAGAAATTAAAACAGCAACTGCACCACTTATTTGTCCAATAATTAATTCTCCCTTTACGGAATTTAAAATACTTGAAGATAAATTTGTTAACTGGATAAATGGTAGTGATGGGTCGCCAGTAGTCGAAGATTCAATAATTCCAACAATTTCGGATACATCTGAAATATTTAATGAAATTTCTTTATCCTGCACTCTTGTTCCGTATATTTGACCATATATTAATCCATCATTCAATGCGGTTGATCCAATTCCAGATCCTTGAAGTGATGATTTATTGACAATTATAGAAGAACATCTATTATGTGTTTTTTTCTTTGTTTTTACGTTTATTTTTTTAAATGTAGTAGTCAAAACTGCATTTCCGTTTTGGCTAATATTCTGTAATGTTACAGTTCTTCCACTAGGAACAAGTTTTTGGTCAGTTAGTGATTCTATTACTCCATTACTAAATGCTAAATTGTAATCTTCTTCATCAAATGGTTCAAGAGTTAAATTTGGGTCACTTTCTAGTAATTGTGATAATCCATTACCACTAATTGTTACATTATAACTTTTTCTAATCACCACATCAGATCCAATTAAATCTAAATTTGATATATTTGATTTATTTAATTTTGTATAAAGACCAATATTTTTTATATTATTTAAAATTTCTAGAGTAACTTTTTTAAAATCATTTGTAGTTATTGTTGAAGATGGCAAACTTCCACTACAAATACCAGAAACAGAAGGAAATGATTTTAATTCAATTACCTTTGCAGTGGTGCTTATTCTGTGTACTTTATTATATGTTGGTACAATTTCACCTTGTTTGGTGTATGAAACTACATCTCCAGTATTGATTCCAACATAAAAATTTGAATTTGAATTTGTTACTGAACTTATTCCTCCAGATGCAACAGAAATTGTAAATTGTGATCCTGAAGGAGACAAAAGAATCGAATTAGAAAGTAGTGGATCTGCTGTAAATGTTACTCCATTACCGACTATTTGATGAACATCTGAAAAATTAAAATCACGAGACGAAGTAATTGTTCGGCCATTATCTATTCCGTTAATTTCAATTTGCTCATCTTTTGCAAAAGAACCAGAAACTTGATATAATGTTAGTTCGTTTGAAGAAGATACAGTGCCAACAAGATATCCTGTCGCTCCACTATTTTTTCCTCGAATATGTGCAGGAACTGTTTGAGATATGGTTGCATTTAAATTTAAAATTGTATAAGTTTGAACATCATATAAAGATATTTCATATTGTGTTGCTGCATTTGTATATTCGGCATTTTTTAATTTTAAATCATATATTCTTGCAACACCTATTTTTAAATCAGATGCAATACCTACAGATACTGTTCTTCCTTGGTGTAAATTTACTAGTGACGACACTCCAAAACCAACGGGAACTGATCCCGAAACATTATTAACAATAATTTGCCTTCCCAAATTAAAAGGTATTGCTTGATTGTAATCATTAGAAGTAGATCTTGGTTTTTCTACATCAATTATTGTATTATTAATTGTTTCTACTTCATATCCCCTTACATATGCCTTTCCGGGACCAACTGATAGACACAGCAAATTGTCAGAGACTGTATTTCCTTGACTTGTTTTTTGATTTTTTAAATATATTCCATTATTTCCAATTTGATCATTTAAGCATTCCTTTTCCACAATATCAAATGGTTTTACATAATAGTCTCCAGATTCGTCATATGTTCTTCTTGCAAGTTCATCTCTAATTAAATTATAATTTGTCGTTTTTACAAATTTTTGTAAAATTCCATTTTCTAGTCTAAGAAGTTCAATGAAATTTTCATCATTAAATTCATCAATTGATTTTTTAATCAATGAAGTAGATATTTTTAATCTATCTGCACCAGGAGCTGCATAATTTGAAAACCCTTGAGCATTATCAAATAGATCTTTATATTCGTCTGATGCGACGACGATATCTTCATCAATCAATAAACCAACTCTATAAGATGGTTTATTTGTATAGTAATCTAGTATAACTGTTTCTGAATTTATTTTTAGGAAAAAACCTCTAATAAAATATATTCCTTCTGCAATTTTTGCGGCAGAACCTACTGCGGTAGAATTTGATATAATAGTTGTAGCAAAAGATGTACCATTCCTAATTGTCGATAAAGAATATGTAATATCCTCTAATGCTATTAAATTTTCTCCATCAACAAAAGTTGCAGTTGAAAAATTAGTATCACTTGAACTTTGGTATTTTATGTATAAAGTATTGTATGTTATATTTGTATCATTATTTGATACATAATTCTCAATTTTTGCCTTTACCCCACTAATTTCTCCTTGAATTAATTTTCCTACAAGATTTTCTAGATATAAAGAAATCGGAAGTCCTAAATGCGTTTCATCAATTTGAACACAGGCATATTCTGAATCATAAGCAATTTGGCCAGGAATTACCATTGCTCCTTCTTTGAAGAAATGATTTCCGAATTTTTCTATTTGATTTTGAAGTATTGTTTGTAATGTTGTTAATTCTCTTGCCTGAATTGGGGAACCCGGTTTAAATAAAACTTTTTGATAATTTTTTGATTCTTCAAAATCATCAAAATACGGAGATACGTTTAAATTAGTTTTTTGGGGCATTTGATTTAAAACTCTAGTATAATTTTAATGTCTTCCTTTTGACTGGATGACCTAGGTATTGGAGATCTATTATCTATGTATATAATCTCTCCGGACTTTTTATTATATTCTGCAGATGCAATACCAGAATTGAAAGTTAATCCAAGTTGGTATGTTCTACCATTAATTGTAGTAGATACGCCACTAAATCCAGAATTGATTGATAATGGTGTTGTCCCATTCATAGATGAACCATATATTGTCAAATTTCCTCCAATTGCTGGACTTGAAGTAAAGTTTATAAGTTTGTATCCAACAGACGTTGTTGCTAAACCAACCGGTTGATAATATTTTAATACTCCGGTAATATTATCCCAAGACGCAACAAATCCAATTGCAGTGGATCCAACACCAACTGTCTGCGTAATTGTTGAATCTACTGCATAAGTTGTAGCAGTTGTTGCTGATCCGGTAAATTTAAGTGCTTTTAGTCCACTTACTATAGATGTATTTAAAAGCTCTACTTGACTTCCGGTAATTGTTGGGTTTTTTATAATACCAACTCTTGCAAAATCATTTCCAGAAATTATATCTGGGTTTGATTCTAAAGTTTCATATCTAGAATATATAAGAACTCTATATGCACCAAGTTCTCTATAGATATCATATCCATGGCCACCTTTTGGTGGAATAATTACATCAAAAGATGCAAGAGAAGATAATCCTGCGCCAACATTTGACAATGAAGTTGGTATTCCTGGAGCACCTGGTTCAAATTTTACAGTGCCATAAGTATAACCATTTCCACCATCAGTAATATAGACTTCTGATACTTTTCCAAAAGAATCGGTCGTAATTGTCACTTTTCCATCATTACCGTCTCCAAGAATAGGAATGTTGGTGAATGTTGAAGATGTCGGATTGTATGATATTCCTCTTTGTTTAATTATAATAGAATTTATTCTTCCATCCACTGCATTTGCTTTTGTTGAAATACTTTCACCCGAAATTCCCCAATCTTCTGGAACAGGAATATATTCGATTGAATCAAATTTGATAATTTCTGAAGGTTTTATTGTGTATAGATATTTCCAAATATATCCATCACCCGAAGTTCCCGCAGATCTTGGTTCCAAATCAATAAATTCAGGTTTATCATATGAAGGTCTCCCATTTAAATTTTCTGCATCAGATCCATTTTGAAGACAAATATAAACCCTAAGGTCATCGTTGATCACATAATAATTAGATTCATAAAGACTTGATTGTGATGTTATGGGTGTTTTGTTGTAAATATTATAATCGTGTCTGTACATCTCATAAGTTGTTCCTGCAGTCCAAATTATTTTTCTAACCACTCTACGAATATCACTGCTAGAAACTTGCTTCATAGCAATAATTGTATCTTTAATATCATTCTCTTCTTTAAATCCATCCACTGGAGATGGGCCAGTTCCCCAACTTAAAGATCCTCCAGCTCTTTGATCGGTCGAATTTGGTTGTCCGATAAATGTATAATAACGATTTAGTGTTTGACCGATACCAACAATACTTTTGGTAAAATTTTCAGCATTTAATATTCTAAATTGATCAGATATAATAGCAGGCATTTTTGTGATAGTTTATATTTATTTATTTACCTTTAAACAAACCTCTGGTTCTGGTCACTTCTGGTGCAGAAGATAAACCAACTAATCCATTATTTGTATTTATTGTAAAGTTTTTTGGAATACCAATTCCCCTATTTTGATAATCATAAATCTTACCCCAACTATATTTCCCATAAAAACCATTTGGTCTATTTAATGGATCTGCGTTAACTATAATTTGATTTGCATGATTGGGACTAGGTAAAAATTTACAAAACACAGTAACAATACCAACCCCAGAAGATTGTACGTTCTCTGCATAATAAACTCCATCAATAAACGTATTTGCCGTTCCGACATTTGTTATTATATTGTTTGTAGTTGTAATTCCAGTCAAAGCATGTCCACATTGTACATTACTATCGTAAATGATAAAGTAGTCACCTGTTGATATTCCACTATATGATATCCCAAAACTGTCAAGAGCAGAATAACCAATTCCTAAAGTTGTATTATCATAAGATTCTGATTTTAATCTAAAAATTAGTTGTGGCAGAGTCGATCCATATCCCAAACTTGTATCCACCCCAACAATTAATCCATGATCTCCTTTTGATTTTATGGAAACTATTTGCTCGGTTAATGCTTTGTCTGGTTGTATTAATATTTTTGGTGGATTATTTTGATTATAACCAAACCCAGGATTTGTAATTGAAATTGAAGTTACGATGCCCGATGTGGAATTTGATGTTGCTGTAGCAAAATTATAAACAGCAGTAGAATATATTGAAGTTGCTCCAACACCAATTAAAACATAACCATCATTATTTGGAACATATAAAATATCATTTATAATATTTGATTGATTTGTCGATCTAAATGTCCAATTTATCAAATCAAAAGAATAATACAATATACCATTTGAGTTTAATAATGTATACAATTCATATGATGTATTATAATTAATGTTAACAAAATTACCATTAATATTTGGTGTTATTTGTTCCCAAGTAACACCAAAAAATGATATAAATATAGAATTTGAATTACCCACTACAATAAATTTTGCCCCATCCCAAATAATTTTATTTAAATTATTTGATGTAATTATATCTGTGTCCCAGAATTGTCCATTTGATGATGTCGAAACTGTACCATCATCACCTACTGCAATTAGTTTTGATGCTCCATATGCTATGGATTTAAAATTACTAGAAGTATTTGATGCGACTTTAGTAAATGAAGTTGATCCAACACCAACTGCAGAAAAAATTGCTCCTCCATATCCGACAGAAACCCACTTACCAATATCTGAAAAATAGTTAACATTAGTTAAAGATGAAATATAAGAACTTTCAGATCTTGTGATAATGCCAAACTGTGAAAATTCTTCATATTTTTTCATTTCTGTCCAAGAAGATATTGTTGTTCCATAACCAATTGCTTTAATTATTTTTCCATTATTACCAACTGCAATATAAGTATTAGTCGAGGCAAAAGAAACTGAATTAAATGATACAGTCTTAGCAAATCCCACATTCAAAATTGAACTGTAATTTTTTGCATCTGTTGTAATTGCAACAACACCACTTTGACCCACAGAAACTATTGGATTTCCATTGGTAATTGAAAACAGGGAAGTATTAGTAGAAAGACCAGAAGATAATGTCCAGTTTAAAATTGGATCTTTTAATTGTACAGAAATTGACGAAATTGCAACATTTGGTGATGTTGTATATGCATATCCAATTCCACCTGTTGAAATTGCAATTGAAGAAATTGTACTAGCAACAGAAACTATTGCTGTTGCTATTGCAGAATCTGTATCTCTAGTTTCGACAATTAAAATATTAGCATCTTCTTCTGGTAATGAGTCTAATGTATTAAATAACGGAAATGCACTGCTTACATATATTGAAGTATCTTCAATATTTACATTTTTAATTATTCTTGTTGTTGGTCTAATTGTTGGTATTAAACTTGGTCTTGCTTTTGATACTAAAGATCCATTAATAATTCTATCTTGTTTTTGTTTAGTCCATTTAAGAGGTCTTTGTTTATTTGTATTCGTATTAATACCTATACTATCATAATTATAAGTGTCAAGTTGATCACTCGAAACGATTTTTTTAACAATTCGTTCAAACTGTTCAATATCTAAATTGTCATAAATGTTTTCTCCAATTTGAACACCATCACCATCTTTAATTGTTTTTACTGGAGTAATAGTTTCAACATCTCGAACAGATCCGTTAAAAAATAGAACACTACATTTTGATCCAGGTTTTGGTGGTTCTTTAAAGAATATTCTACTTCCTAAAATAGTATATGATTCATTTGGAATTTGTAGTATATCATTTAAATATATGAATAAATTATTTTCCAATTCTATATCAGAACCTGGATTTTTCTTTAGATCTACAACATCAGTAACACCACTTACAGTTTGTGTTAATGTGAATTTGGTTCTTGATCCATTAAAATATACAGAAATATCATCAAATGATATAAACTGTCCAACAAAAAATCCACTAAATTTATCTGTTAGTGTTTCATTTACGGTAATTCTAAATTCACTGAATGATGTTCCTATGTTTGGATTTGTGGTCAAACCCACAACAGATAATACATCGCCAACTTTATATCCAATTCCTGGGTTGTCTATATTGAACTGAATAATACTTGACCCATTTCCAACTTGAACTGAAACCTTTGCCCCTATTCCATTTCCACTAGATCCACCCGTGTAAGCAACGCCTAAATTGCTGTAAGGTAATGGTAAACTTATTACTGCAACTGGCAATGATGTGACAGTATATCCAATACCTCCGTTTATAATAGATAGTGACGTTATTGTTCCTCCAGCCCCAACAATCGCAGAAATTGAAGCACCAGACCCAACAGTTGATGCAATACTTACAATCGGAGACGTTCTATACCCACTCCCAGCGCCTTTCAGGGTGATTGAATTGATTGTTCCACCCGCTGATACAGAAACAGTTGCTGCGGCACCAATCAGGGGTTGATAACCAAACCCAGTTGTAATTGCAACATTTACAATTTTACCTGCACTTGGAGCACCAGTTAAAAACTTAATCGTATTTGTATTTGGTGTATCAATTGTATAATCAACTTCTGGAGTTTGGAAAATATTATTAATTAGAATAAATGGTTTGTTGTTTATGTTTGTACTACTATTTGTACTTGTAAAAATTCCAGCAACTGGCTGATTGTTTGACGATAATACAAATGTTGTAGCTGCAATACCAGTAAATTGATCCGATATATCATCCAAAATTAAATTATTATCAACTGGATTATATGCATCCAATTGTCTCGAAAATACTCTTCCAGAAAAAGATGAATTTTGAATTAATTGTGGATCGGTTGATGCAATTGATGGACCATA